GTCATCCATCGGCTGCGCACCACGCGCCGAGCGGGCGCTGGCGTGCTGCCAGAAGTGCTGAGGCCACCGTCGAATCGCTGTTCTTGGGTGGTCTCGGGGGTTGTGATTTGTTTGGCAACGACTGGTGGGTCGGTGCCGAGTTGTTTTTCGAGTTCTTGCCAGTGCCGGTCTTCGAACCGGTCCAGTCCTGCCGCCGCAGCCGCCGCCCGGGCGTAGACGTAGCAGTCCAGGGCCTCATTGCGCTCGCGCATCTTTTGCCACTCGCGGTGGGCAAAGCCGTTGCGGTCGCGCCGGGTGATCAGCTGCTCGGCACAGAGCTGCTGCAGGTATTCGGCATCGACCTTGGGCAGGTGCACGAAGCCGGCCGGGTAGATCGGTGTCACACCGTCCTCGGACACCTCCGCGCTCTTGCGCAGGTTGTTGTAGAACTCCAGCTTGGCAATGCCGCCCGCCACTGGGAACACCTTGATGCCCCGGCGCAGCTTCTTTCCGCTGGCGGTGGCGTCCACCGCTGTGGGCGTACCAATCAGGGCAGCGCCACCGGCAATGCCCTTGATCGGCATGAGCCGGGCATCACGCACGCTGCGCACGAAGGCATAGGCTTCCTGGGTCGCGTAACCGGTATCTAAGGCCAGACGCGCCAGGCTCAGCTGGCAACCACTGCTGTGGGTCCAGGTCTCGCCCATGAGCTTGGCCAGGGCTGACCAGACCTCGGTGCGGGCGGTGTCACCCATCAGCACCCGGTGCTCCACCAGCCACGCAGCTTTGCCGCGCCCGAAGGCCCAGACCGAGACTTCGATTCGGTCCTTTTGTACGTCGGCACCGGCGGTGAGCAACAGGCCGCCAGCAGGGACGGTGCCGATGCGGTAGTCCTCACGACGTTCCAGCAGTCGTTGCCAGTCGGGCGCCTCGCCCTCTTCGACCCAGGTCTCACCCAGTTCGGTGTTTTTGAAGGTCTTGATGGCCGAGGCTGAGCGGGAATCGGACATGGCTGCCGATTCCCAGGCCCGCGCGATCTCGATCCAGCTGCGCCAGCCGACCGGGCTGTAGAGACTGGAGAGGTGAAACCCGGCCGTGCGCCCGGCTTGTTCAGGCGCGCAAGCCTGCCACTGACCGTTGTCCAGCATCCAGGTCTTGTGGTGCTCGGCAATCGGTTCACCACAGGCCTCGCAGATGTAGGCCGCTGTTTCGGGCTGGCCACGTTCCCAGCGCAGCTGTTCAAACCGCAGCCACTGGCGGTGGTCGCAATGCGGGCACGGCACGAAGTAGCGGCGCTGGTCCGACGATTCGAACTCGCGTTCGACCGCACTCGCCCCGGCAATCGTCGGGGTCGAGACGATCAGGATCTTGCGCCGGGCAAAGGTGCGGGTTCGCGCCTCGGCCAGAGAGATCGCATCACCTTCGCCTTCCACATCCAGTGGGTAGCCGTCGACCTCGTCGAGAAACAGGTAGCGCACCGGCATGGAACGCAGGCCCACCGCGCTGTTGGCGCCGGTCATCACCAGCACGCCACCATGGAACTCTTTGGCCAGGATGGTGTTGCCGGAGTCCCGACTGCGCGCCGGGGCGATGCGCTCCTGGATGGCCGGGCTTTCCTCGATCAGCGCATCAATGCGCTGCTTGGAGGCCCGCTTGGCCATCTCCACCGTGGGCCACACCGCCATCATCGGGCCCGGGGCGTGATGGATCACATAACCTACCCAGTTCAGGCCGAGCTCGGTGCCGCCCACCTGCGCGCCTTTCATGAACACCACACGCTCGATCGGCGACATCGGGGACAGGCAATCCATGATCTCGCGCAGGTAGGGCGTGCGGCTGGTGCGCCAGCGTCCTGGTTCGGAGGCGGCCTTGCTGGAGAGCACCCGGTGCTTGTCGGCCCATTCGGACACGGTCAGTTGTGGATCGGGTTTGATGCCTTCGCGCCAGGCACGCTCGATGGCGTCCCAGCCTTCGTAGTAAAGCTCTTCCATCATCAATCCACTGCTCAGTCCACTTTCGGCTGCAGGTCGCCCAGGTCTTGCAGTTGCTGGCGCACCGCAGCGTCCAGCGCCACATGCAAGACGTGCGCATCGACGCCGAGCCCTGCGGCCATCTGCGACGAGATGCGTGCTGGCCAGTTGAGCCAGGCATCGCGCTCGGCCCGGGCCAGCTTGAACACATGGGCCACGGCCTGTGATCGATCGACCAGTTCGCCCTTCAATCGGGCCAGGCGCACTTTGTTGGTTTGCGCCTTGACCACCTCGTTGACGGTGCGGGCCTGCAGCAGCGACGTGCCGCCACTCGACAGGGCTGGTGTTGGGACTTCTGGCGCTTCCCGTTGCAGGCGCGTAGGCGTTGCTGCGGAAGTCTGGGGAATCTCGCGGGCAGGCGCGGAAACCTGCGGAGCCGGTTTGTCGCTGGGCAAGTCCGCTACCGACCGCCGGGTCGGCGTGGTGTTGGCCGCCCACTGGGCATCGGCCACCACCGGGTCGATGGTGCCATCCGGCAGTTGGCTGATGCGCCCGGTGTCGATGGCCTTCTTGACGGCCACGTGCGACACGCCGCGATGGCGCGCGTAGGCGCGAATGGACAGTCCCATGGTGTTGATCTACTCAGTGCAAGTGGGTGGCCTCCTGGAGGTAGGGGTCAGGCAAAGGCGAGTGAATCACCCGGGATTAAAAAGCGCTTGGCTTCTGTGGCGCACAGCGCGTGAATGCAGATGTCGATTGACAAGCAACCCACCAAGGAGCCCCCTCATGGCCAAACCCAAGCAACCCACCGCACTCTCCCCCGACGAAGTTGAGCTCTTGCTCGAATCGATCGCCCTGGACCACCTGTTCATCGAAACCCTGCAAACCCGCCACCGCGACAGCCTGGACTTCCACGACGTGAGCGTCTGGGGTGTCAAAAGCGCCTTACAAGCCGCGTTTGATGCTGGACTGCGTGCGGCAGGTGGCGCGCCGAAGCAGACCGTGCACCGCGTGCGCAAAGTCACCGCAGCACATCAAACCAGTGGCAACGGCAGCGCCGCCGCCCTTCAAGCGTGAGGGCAACATGACCATCTCACTTAACCCCAACCAGCAGGCCATCCTGGAACACGCCGTACAACACAGCGGCGGCAAGATCGCCTGGTTCCCCGAGCACATCAAGGGCGGCGCCCGTGCCAAGGTGCTCGAAGGCTTGTTCAAACGCGCCCTGATCACGCCCGACGGCGATGACTGGGTGGTGGCCGCCGAGGGTTATGACGCCCTGGGCCTGCCCCGACCGGGCGCCTTGCCACCGACCATCACGCTGGACGATCCGGAGCTGGAGGCCGATGTCGCCAGTGCCGAGGCCAGTTGGCAGCAGCCCGCCAAGGGCAAGCCGGTTCGCACCCGCGCCGACAGCAAACAGGCCCTGGTCATCGGCCTGCTGCAGCGCCCCGAGGGCGCCACCATCGCGCAGATCATGGAGGCCACCGGCTGGCAACAGCACACCGTACGCGGGACCCTGGCCGGCACGCTCAAGAAGCGTTTGGGGCTGGTCATCACATCAGCCAAGGAGGCAGGTGGTCAGCGGGTGTACCGCATCGAGTCCACGTCAGCAGGCACCGCCACCACCACTGAATCGGAGGCTGCATGAACGCCAGCCGCAACTTTGCTCGGATCGATGAACTCGGGCAGCGCCTGGCCGACCAGGCGTTTCGCACCCTGATCAGCCTGTGCCCCGAAATCCGCAGCGCCAGCCCGGCGCGCCAGGAGGCGGTGTGTGCCGCGATGCGGGCCAAGGTGGCGTCAAGCATCGATAGCCTACTCGAAGACGCGCGGCTCGCGCCCTGTTTGGCCGAGGCGGCGTTTCATAACGCTGTGCTCACCCTGGCGCTGGCTGGCGTCGAAGCCTTGCAGGCCAACGCCGCGAGCCCCATGTACCGATCCACTAGCCAAACTACATATCAAACCAGAAAGACCCATCACGCCCAGCATGTCCATCACCATTGAACGCACCCCGCTGACCCTCCAGTGGGAGGGCCAGGAGATTCAAGTCGAGCAGCTTGGCATCCGTCTGCCCTTTGCGCGCAAGCCCGAGAACCTCCAGGACATGAGCGCCAGCGGCGACTACATCGTCTACGTCACCGAGACCCGGACCATGACACCCGAGGAGTTCGATGGCTTTGCTGCCAACCTGCTGGTCTCGCGCGACTGGCTGGCGGGCAAGGGTGGTTATGTTGGCCAGGGACGTTTGTGCGTGGAAGTTCACGCACCCGGACGCCCGTACCTCTATGTCGACCCGTCTGGCGGCGACTACGCCCGCTACGCGGCCCGGCTGGGCTAGTGGCGGCACGGCCACGCTGTCCATGTTCTTCGATCAAAGCCTTGGCTTTGCATCGCAGCAGCGCGTCAATGGGGTCATCGCCCAACGATTGAAGGAGCCCCACCATGACCCTCGACCTCAACACCTTGATGCGCCAGATGACCGAGCAAAAGGCCAAAGACGCCTTGCTCACCGCCCGATCCACCCTGGAGCGCAGTCTGCGCGAGTTGGACCATTACATCGAGCGACTCGACACGGCCGAGACGCCGCACGACAAATCGCAGGTGATGAACTGGGCGCTCAACGCCCTGGCCTGCAACATCACGCCCAACCTGCGCCTGGACTTGATAGCCAACGCACAAGCCGAACTGGCCAGCGTCGCGAAATGATCCCGCTCTCAAAAAAATGATCGAGAAAGCCTTGGCTTCTGTGCCCTACAGCGCGTCAATGGAGTCATCGCCAACACAGACATGGAGCCGACGATGACCACCACCCACATCCCTGCCACCCAGAACGAAACCTGGGGCTTTTGGGGCACGATGAATGATCAAGCCGCAGCAGCTTGGCCGATCGCGATGACGGCGATTTCGGACGCCACCTTCCAGCCCCTCGAATCGGTGCGCGCCTTCCTGGACAGCCGCCACGGTCGACACTTTGCCGACGATGTGTTGAACGGCCTGCACGCCGGATCGGACCTGCCTGATGCGATCCACGCCGCCACCCAGCGCTGGATGGGCTGGACCATCGGCCGCCTGACCAGCAAGCAGCACGGGATTCCCAAGGGGCTGCCCTACCTGACGGGCTTTGTGATTCACTGCGAGATCGTCGAAGAGGCCCTGGCCGACTGACGCACCCGCAGGGCTTCAAAGCCCCGGCGCAGCGCGTAGCTGCGCACGATCGAGACGGCCGTGAAGATAAAGCCGACCAGCAGGTTCTCAGTGACGGTGACGGCCAGGCCGAACAGTGGAAACACCACCATCTGCGTGATCACCGCCACCCCGTAACCCACCAGTACATTGGCCAGCGACTCCATAAGGGACATCAGGCGGGACTGCTTCATGCGTCGGCCTCCGCTGCATCAGTCGTGACAGCAACACCTGCCAAAGCCGCCAAGTCGTTGAACTTGACCGCATCCGCTTCCCGGTAGGCTTCCTGCCCACTCCAGTCCTGCCAACGACGCACGATCACATCCACGTATTTGGGATCGAGTTCAATCAGCCAACCGATGCGTCCGGTTTTGTCGGCGGCGATGAGGGTGGTGCCAGAGCCGCCGAACGGGTCGAGCACGATGTCACCCGGTCGGCTGGAATTGCGGATGGCCCGCTCGACCAACTCCACCGGCTTCATGGTCGGGTGCAGGTCGTTCTTCTGCGGCTTCTTGATGTTCCACACATCGCCCTGGTCGCGGTCACCGCACCAGTGGCGGTTCTGGCCTTCGGGCCAGCCATAGAGGATGGGCTCGTACTGGCGTTGGTAGTCGGCGCGGCCGAGCGTGAAGGTGTTCTTGGCCCAGATGATGAAGGTGGACCACTTGCCGCCAGCCGCCCGGAAGGCGGACTGCAGCGTGTCCAGCTCACTGGATGACATGGCCACATAGACGGCTCCGCCACAGCGCGACAACATCGGCGTCATCGCAGCCAGCAAGAAGTCGTAGAAACCATCGCCCAGGTTGTCGTTCAGGATCGGACGGTCCTTGCCACGCATCTTGTCCTTGGCGCTGTTGGCATAGTCCACGTTGTACGGTGGGTCGGTGAACACCATGTCGGCCTGGGCATCGGCCATCAGCAGCTCGTAGCTCTTTGGGTCGGTGGCATCGCCACACACCAGGCGGTGATTGCCCAGCTCCCAGACATCGCCTGGGCGGGAAATCGGAGTGACGGGCACTTCGGGCACCGCATCGTCATCCGTCTGGCCATCGACCGTGGTCTCTTCGCCCGCCATGATCTCCGCCAGGGCGTCGGCATCGAAACCGGTGATGTCCAGATTGAAGCCATCTTCCTGCAGTGACTGCAGTTCGATTCGCAGCATGGCGTCGTCCCAGCCGGCGTTTTCTGCAATGCGGTTGTCCGCAATGATGAGCGCTCGGCGCTGGGTGGGGGTCAGGTGATCCAAAACCACGACGGGCACGGTATCCAGACCGAGCTTTTGCGCGGCGGCGAGGCGTCCATGGCCTGCCACGATCACGCCATCGGATCCCGCCAGGATCGGATTGGTGAACCCGAACTCGACGATGGAGGCGGCAATCTGTGCCACCTGCTCCTCGGAGTGGGTACGGGCGTTTCGGGCGTAGGGCACGAGTTTGTCGGTGGGCCAGCACTCGATATGGGTGGAGATCCAAGGTTCAGACATGGACCAACCCCGTTTCATAGACGGTCTTGCCCTGGTTCAGCTTGGCCGTGAGCAACTGGGTGCGCTCATTCGAGATCGCCACTGCCAGGTGGGTCCACCGCCCGAACTCGTGAATGATCTGCACGCAGGGCAGCTTCAACTGGTGGGCGGCCTGGCATACGAGCAACGGCGTCATACCTGGCACGATGAGGTCAGCCGCACGCCCTTGCATGTGGTGGCTGGTCGGACTGCCCCCAATGGCGCGGTTCAGCGCTGGCGAGCGGTAGCCGGAGGTGATCACCACCGGGCGTTTGAGGTGAACGCGCAGCGGCTGCAGTACCGACTGACAAAGCCGACGCAGGTTTTCAATGACCTCGGGTGTGGGCTCGTTGGCAATGCCACGGCGAGCCGCCGTTTCTGAAACCAGAAACTCGGCCAGTTCGAAATGTTCAGACAGTTGCATGTTCGCTCTCTTGTCGATGCTCGGCTATGCGTTGTTGAGCAACAACCTCAAAGGGTTCTCCGGTGGCGGCCAGGGTGACCGGCACGCCAGGGAAGTTCTGTTGAAAACGGAGCAGCGCCACGTCGACGTACTCGGGCGCAATCTCCACCGCGCGGCCAATACGCCCTGTCCGCTGGGCGGCCATCAGCGTGGTGCCGCTGCCGCAAAAGGGCTCAAACACGATCTCGCCTTCATCGGTGTACGCCTCAATGACCTCCACCGGCAGCGTCACCGGAAAGACGGCCGGGTGATCGATGTCCTTGCCGATCTTTCCCTTGTGGCGCATGACCCGGATGACCGAGTCGGGGATGCGGTGGTCCTGGGTCGGCTGACCTGCGGCGGTCCAGCCATTGACCTCTCCATCCTTGCCGCGCATCGCGGTCGAGGATCCGTCGGCACGCAGGTGGGTATCCTGGCCGGCAAACTTGCAAGGCACGGTCTTGTTGGGTTTGCGCGTTTGCCGGTTGAAGTGGAAGATGAATTCAAAGCTCGGCGCCAGACGCCCCTGCCAATCGCCGGGCATCCCTGGCCCCTGGTCCCAGACGTACCAGGCAAACCGCCGCCAGCCTTGGCTGCGCATCCAGTCGAGCCATGCGTCCCAATACGGGATGAACTCGTTGTCGCGGTGGATCAGCCCGAGGTTGACCAGCACCTGGCCATCGGCGGCCATGGGTACTTGCGCAAACACGCCGCGCATCAGGCCATCCCAGTCAGCGATACCGCCAGAGGTGTAATCGCGCTGGTTGCCGTAGGGCGGCGAGGTGAAACACAAACTGGCCTGCTCGCCCTGCATCAGGGTGGCGACCACCAACGGATCGCTGGCATCGCCGCAGATCAGGCGGTGCTGGCCCAGTTGCCAGACATCCCCTGGTCGGGAGATCGGCTGCTTGGGTAGTTCGGGAACGTCGTTTTCTTCATCGGCATCCGGCTCATCTCCAGACTCGCTGCCTTCACCATTACCCAAGTCGGCCAGCATCTTGGCGAGCTCGTCATCGTCGAATCCGGTGAGCAGCAGGTCGTACCCGGCCTCGGATAACTCGGCCAGTTCAAGCGCCAGCAACTCGTCGTCCCACCCGGCGTCCAGCGCCAGGCGGTTGTCGGCGATCACGTAGGCGCGTTTTTGCGCAGCGGTCAGGTGCCCCAGTTCAATGACCGGGACCTCGGGCAACTCCAGCTTGCGGGCCGCTGCCAGGCGCCCGTGGCCGGCGATGATGCCGTTGTCGCCATCGACCAGGATGGGTTGCGTCCAGCCAAACTCCACGATGCTGGCCGCGATCTTGGCAATCTGCGCCGGAGAATGCGTGCGCGGATTGCGCGCGTAAGGCAGCAGCGCATCGATCGGCCGGTATTCGATCTGCAGGTTGGGCGTCATGGAATTGAAAAACCCGCCGAGCGTTGCCGCCAGGCGGGTTGGAAATATTCATGGGGTGGTAACTGTCTGGGGTGGTGGTAACCACGGGCCGGTAACCTGGCCGGGTGGTAACCTGCTTTTCAGGGCAGACGCTATCGAAATCTCGCGCTGTTGCCCCCTGCATACGATTTTGGCCAGGAAGGACCCCTCGGATTTTTGTGGGGTGCGGTGTCTTGCGCTTCTATCCTGACCATAGCTGAAATAGTACGCCAAACAGGGCTGTCGTGCTGCATTGCCAACCAGCCTCCAAAAGGACAATCACGGCAAACCATGGACATGTGCGCCAAGCGTTACTCTCCTTGGCCCATGCGTTCAGACGATTGGGACGCTATTTTTGCGTTTTCAGATGCTGCCGAATCTTTTCCGCAGAGGTGCCGTGCTTTTTTACCAGCTGAATCACTTCTTCCTTCGGCACATGCAGTGATTGCGCCCAATGCCGAAGTTCGTTTGGATCCTTGGTGTCAATCCGCTTGTTGTCGGGAGATCCCCGCAGTTTTTTGTTATCAGACATCGCACACTCCCAATTTTGGAAAAAATAAACGGCTCTTCGTCGTTTGACGACGGTAAAAAGGGATGACTGACATCCCTGAGATCGAGTATCTACCTGGGTTCTCTGAGGACGCAGATAGGCAAACGATA